CGTGCGAGCATTGCTGCTTTTGCTGCGGCTTTGAGTTGCACCTTTGTCGGCTTGATGCTGTTCTTTGTGCTAGTAGCAGTGTTATCGAACAGTTGATCTAGATTTTGATAGAAGTCATCGCGCCCTGTCCACACTCTGTTGACCATCATTTCAAACGCTTCTACCAGACCGTGGAACCATACTGCGTATGTCTCACGCTCTGCTACCGCTTTGTCTAGACGGGTATCTAGACCAACAGTGTTAGCTTGCTTCCCATTGCGTTGGTTCTCGTCCGCTATCGCGTCCTCCAACTTGTTGATGTAAGTTGTAGTGCCATCGAGTGCTTTCTCCATTGCAGCTACCATCTTACCCATGTTGATGTAAGCGTTCCTATTGTAGTTAGGATTATCTGCAAACGACACCGGATTTACGTCACCTTCGATTATCTCTCCGGTGAACGCATCCGTTGTGTATTTAGGATCAAGCATCGCATGATTAGCTGATAACACTAACGCATCTGTAATTGCATTTGCCTCTTTGATTTCGATTGCTGTACCACGTACTGATGTAACTTTCTTTGTCATGTCTAACTCCTGTTTCATACTATGACTAATGTTGAGCCTTGCTTGGCTCGATGCCTCTTGCTCACACCAAGTCAAGAGGTAGCTTGCTAATAAATGCATTAGGAATGCTTAGTTTTGCGCTTGCTTCGCGCAAAAGTTATGTAGCATTCCAATGCAGAATGAGTGCGCACCACCAATCTCGTAGACGGACTCGATAGGTGCGCACGAACCTCTTGGCAGGTGTGATACAAGTTCTGATGCCAAGTAAGGCCAAACCGAGAGACTTACGACCGTATTGCTCAACTCCACTCAGCCCTGCTGGGCAAGTGGATTTGATAAAGCGCAATACGGCCTAATCGTCTCTCGGTTAGATGTGTCCACAGCGGATGCCCGCGCACGTTGCGCGACGCATCTTAGGCCGTGACCACGGCTTACAGATCCGCAACGAGCCAAAGCGAGGCCGGTCTTGATCTGTAATTTTAACAGGTAAGGTAGAACCCTAGGCTAAGAGTTGTACCCGATCTGCTTATAGTGTCAGGCTTAACCACGCAGGTTCCATTGCATAGCGGGCAGGACGCTCGGCTGGGAATCAGATGCATCAGCCCCAGGCTTCGCTTGGGTGCTGATCACTGATTGGCAACCGCTATGCAATGTGGTTCTGCTTGGTTTAGCCAAGTGCGTATGTTTTGTGCGTTGACGCAACTGTGCGAACCCGCAAAGAATGGGGGGGATACAAGGGGGGGTTCTTGATGGGAGTAACTAATGAGTGAAGTGGTTAAGAGTGGCTTGACTGCCAAGCAGACGGCCTTGGTGGATACGCTTGTAGCAACTGGTTGTAGCATCACACAGGCCGCTGCTCAGGCAGGCTACGCTTCCGGCGATAGCGGGAGAGTGACAGCTAGCAAGGCTTTGCGACTACCGCATGTGCAGGAGTACATGATGAGGAGCGTGAGTGAAGCATTGGGACTGAACGCTACGACAGCCGCCGCTAAGTTGGTGGCGCTTGCCAGAGGAGCCAAGAGTGAGTACGTGCAGCTTGAGGCGAGCCGAGATATCCTAGACCGGTCTGGCTTCAAGGCTCCTGACAAGCACATGCACCTGCACGCTGGTGAGATCTCTGTGTCCATCGATCTGTCCTAGCGGACATTGTGCGCGACGTTGCCGCGCGGTTACTCAGTGGTCGAACCTCCGATCCTAGATCGCATAGGTTCTCCGCAGATCGAACAGCGGTATTAATCAACAAGGGGTGGGGGGGGGTCAAAAACCGATGCCTACCCCCCTCGAACCCGCCCCATTCTCACATTATTGCCACAAAGGTTCGTTACAACTAGCGCATGGTTAATTGGCTATTCTTACTGTGCTGCGATGCGATCTACTGGCTAGAAGCTGTTAGTGGCATTTCGTATGAAGCGTGGAACTTAATCCTGTTTGTGTTTCTGCAACCAGCACTAATCATTTTATTTTTTGTTCTGTGGGTGCGCGGCCTGATTGTGCGTTGAGGTTTTAGATACTGCACTGCCATATTGCATGCATGTCTAGTGTCATACCTAACGCTGTGAACTTCGATGCATTGCTGACCTCCCTCCCTCAGCATATGAACTTCTATCTTCGCGGCATCCTTAACTCCGCTAATATGTCTTTGTTTCCTGATGCTGAAGCCAGCACCATGACGGAGGATCATGTTAGCGGGGAATTTTTAGAAGCATTAAGGCTTGCAGTAGATACAACTCACCCTAATTTGCAAGAGGGTGACATTGTAGGCTTTGGGTATCAAGACATTCGGGATGTTCTTGGTGGCGAAAATATTTTTTCCAAAGAAGATAAGTTTGCAATCGAAACGACTGGCGAACAGATACGCACATCGCTTGGTAACTTTGGCGTTACCATGAAGGATGGGCAGATACAGATCTTTGATACTTATGATTTCCTTCCTCAAGGCGGCTTTGATAGATTTTTAGAAGACATAGCCACTGGTATGTATCCGGCTGCCAGAACTCTTGGCGGCATTCTTATGCCAGAGAACCCCGACGGTTCTTCCAAAGAAGATGCTATGCGTGTTCGCATTACGCTTCCTCAAGAGCCGAGTGTTATCGATGTAGACTTTGATGACGAGCCTGATGAAGGCGCAGGGGATTTTGTATTCCGTGGTCCGATGACTAACAAGCGCAAGGCTATATGGGATAAGTTTACCGGCATGATGAGGGATGCAGCCAAGCAGTTGAATCCTATTTCAGATGCCAATGCTGATCAGCGTGATGATGCGGTTCCTCTTGGGATATCAGGCGAGCAAACCAAAAAGATATATGAACTGTATTCAAAAGAACTGGTTGGCAGAGGTGCTGTGCCAGCAATGGGTTCTGCCATGACACCTTTAAGTCCTGATACCGACACAAGTTTCTTAGATCAATAAGGATTAATATTTAATGGGTAGATATAAACTACATGATGGTTCGATCTATGAAGGCGCAACGATTACTATGCCTGATGGTAGGATTAAAACAGGTGAAACATTAACTGCCGATAGCCAGAGATGTTTCCCCCTTGAGGCTGGTGATGAGATTGTTCGCGCTCGTAAGTCTGATGGCACTCTTAAAGCAGATGACAAAGCAACCCCTGACACCAATGAAGCATGGGTTGCTAAGAAGCCTGCAAAGAAGAAGGCTTCTAAGAAGTAATGGCTACCACTCCGGCATGGACACGCAAGGCAGGCAAGAATCCTAAAGGTGGTTTGAACGCCACAGGACGCGCAGGCACAGGCATGAAAGCACCAGTTAAGGCTGGTGATAATCCTCGCCGCGCAAGCTTCTTACAACGCATGGGCGCAGCTAAAGGGCCGGAGCGTGACGAGAAAGGCAGACCTACACGGCTGCTTAAATCATTACAAGTATGGGGTGCGTCTTCTAAAGCAGATGCCATTAAGAAAGGCAGAGCAATTAGTGCGCGTAATAAAGCAAAGAAGGGAAAAGCAAATGCCTAAAGGTGTTGGAACATATGGATCTAAAAAAGGCAGACCACCTAAGAAGCCAGTTAAAAAGAAATGAGCAAGTCCAAAGTAAATGAAGCTGGTAACTACACCAAGCCAACTATGCGTAAATCTTTATTCAACCGCATTAAGGCTGGCAACAAAGGTGGTAGTTCTGGTCAGTGGTCAGCGCGTAAGGCGCAGATGCTTGCTAAAGCATATAAAGCTAAAGGTGGGGGCTACACCTCTTGAAGGCTCCACAAAAATCTTTGTTCAAGTGGGGCGAACAGAAGTGGCGCACTAAAAGTGGAAAACCATCTACTCAAGGTTCAAAAGCTACTGGTGAACGGTATCTACCTTCCGCTGCCATCAAAGCGTTATCATCGCAAGAGTACGCAAAGACCACGGCTGCTAAAAGAAAAGGACGTGCGGCTGGTAAGCAGTTCGTCAAGCAGCCTAAAAAAGTACGAGATAAAGTAAGGAAGTACCGCACATGAGTTTTATGCATACGCTTAAACTTGAGGAGCGTAAATTGCTTCGCGCTGTTGTAAAGAAGGTTCATCTTGTGCATCACCCAAAAGAGTTCTGCACTGACTATGAAGCTGATAAAGTAATTTCTGTTATCGGGCCAGAAGTTGTTTCTCAAATGATAAAGTTTGGCAAGGATAACAAGGTTGACCAACTTTAAGTACAAGCCTGATGGTAACGTACTGAAATCATTTATGAAATCAGACGTATTCTTTCGTGGCCTGCGCGGCCCTGTTGGGTCTGGCAAATCTGTTGGTTGCTGCGTTGAGATATTCCGAAGAGCGTTGCAGCAAGAAAAAGCAGAAGATGGCAAGCGTCATTCTCGTTGGGCTGTTATCAGGAACACAAACCCGCAGTTAAAAACCACAACCATTAAGACTTGGCTTGATTGGTTTCCCGAAGAACAGTGGGGTAAATTTACTTGGTCTGTTCCTTTTACGCACCACATTAAAAAGAACGATATAGACCTTGAAGTGATCTTCCTTGCTCTTGATAGACCAGAAGATGTCAAGAAGCTCCTCTCCCTTGAACTGACTGGCATCTGGGTCAACGAGGCAAGGGAGATACCCAAATCCATCATAGACGCTTGTACGATGCGCGTAGGCCGCTTTCCATCCATGAAAGATGGTGGTGCTACATGGACAGGTCTTATCTGCGATACCAACGCACCAGAAGAGGATCACTGGTGGCCTATCATGTCAGGCGAGGTTCCTGTTCCAGATCACATAGCAAAAGAAGAAGCCAAGATGCTGGTTAAGCCAGACAACTGGCTGTTCTTTACGCAACCGGCAGGGATGATAGAACGCAAGACAGAAGACGGAAGCATCTCCGAATACGTTCCAAACAACACCGCAGAGAATAAATTAAATATGCGAAAGGATTATTATCCAAACATTGTACAAGGCAAGACCAAAAGCTGGATCGATGTCTACGTTATGAACCGCCTCGGAAGTATAAAGGATGGTAAGCCTGTCTATCCCATGTTTGCGCCTGACATTCATGTAGCCAGAGAAGAAATACCAGTAGCTAATGGTGTGCCTGTTTATATCGGCATTGACTTTGGATTAACACCTGCGGCTGTCTTTGGGCAAAAGGTTCGTGGCAGGTGGATGTTGCTGCAAGAGATTGTAGCATTTGATATGGGCATTGTAAGGTTTGCCGAAGTGTTGCGGCAAGACATAGCAACAAGGTATGGCGGTTGCGAGATCATTATCTTTGGTGATCCGGCTGGTGACTTTAGAGCGCAGACAGATGAGACAACACCATTTCAGATCTTGCGTGGTGCTGGCCTGTCGGCAAGGCCTGCGCCATCTAATGATGTGGCCCTACGCTTGGAATCTGTCTCTGCACCTTTAAACAGAATGATCGAAGGGCAGTCTGGTTTGTTAATAGATCAACGCTGCCGCACTATCATCAAAGGCTTTGAAGGTGGTTATCAGTACAAACGTATGCAGGTATCTGGTGAGCGTTACGCTGATAAGCCAGACAAGAACCACTTCTCTCACATCCATGATGCATTGCAATATTTAATGCTTGGCTCTGGTGAGGGCAGGCAGATACTTCACAACATGAGTAACGCCCCTAGACCATTTCAAGCCAAGCGTGAGTTTGATGTGTTCACTCGCAAGCCTAAACAAAGAAGAGAGGGTCTTTGGTCGCGTATGTAATTTTGTGCGTTGCCATGC